TTCTTGCCATGCACGAGTAGCACCTACCTTGGTTGGGTCAGAGATATCTATAGTACGAATAGAATCGTATAGTTCATCTCTGGTCTTACCATTAAGTTTACCTTCAGGAACGCTACGAGATATGCGATATGCTTTAGCATTAAGCTGCATCCTACGAAAGATAGCTTTAGAGAACTCGTCCACTGCAACAGCAGCTTTAGTAGGTACTGTAACAATAGGAGCTAAGGCTTTTTCAATAGGACCAGAAGATATAGATTTACCAAATGCTGTTGACGTATCAACCAGAGTCTTATCTAAAGGCATACCTTCGCTGTAACCAGCTTTTAAAAAGCCTATACCTTCTGCCAAGCCATCAAAGAAACCACGCATCATAGCAGTTGTCTCTCCAAGTTTAACTTTGTTCCCCGGCATCAGACCAAGCAACGCACGCTCAGCAATAAGGAAAGGAGCTTTAACAAGTGTAGAGTATAAGTTTACTAATGGTGTTCCAACAGATGAAATAAATGAGTTGATTACAATCTCAGACATACGCTGACGAAAGCCGGGGGATGTAGCAACCTCTTTAGTTGCCTTAGCTTTCATTGCTATCTTAGCGCCCTCATCAATAGCTAATCCATCTATTGCACGAATCCCATCAAAGTACGCATCAATAGCTTTCTTACAAGCGTCTTGGTTTTTTAACACTGAAGTCCTCCAAGATACGGTGGTAATGTACCGTTTGAATTTATAATTTTCTTAACCTGTTTAGTATATGCCAGAGCACGGCCTAGATTACTGATGTTACCATCAAGTGAGGATGATAATGCATTGACAGTAGCAAACCTCTGAGCAATGTAAGCGTACATCTCTTCGTTGTTCTGCTCTTTAGCTAGCCTAGCTACATCTTTTAACTGGTCAAGTTGGTTTAGTTCTGATGCAAGTGCTTTAGAAATCTTAGACGTAAGTTCTGCACCTAGCACCTCTTCTTGCTTACGATTAACAAAGGCAGAGACAACAGTCTCATACGGAACTGACTCTCCTTTGATCTCTACCTGCTCCCAAGTCTTTGCTGCTTTCTCTCTGCTAAACCTACCAAAGGTTGGCCCAATAAGCTGAGATAAAGCATCAGTCATTTTTTCATCTCTTGATAGAGCAGTCTTAAGATTCTGTCCCTTGAATGGATTCTCAGGAGCAATCATCTTAGCAAACTGAGTAGGAGACAGAGGGTAGTTACGAATAGGATCAGTTAAGAAGTCCCTGTAATCTCCAGTCTTCTCTGCTTTTAAGTATGAACTAGACTCAGCAAACGCATCGTCAGTAACCTTTGCACTTTGGATTGAAGCTTTCTGGTCAAAGTCTGCCTTTATTAAAGCAGCCTGTTGCTGTGCCACAGTATCTGGGGGTTCTTTTGCACCACGAAATAGTGCAGCAGCTTGTGGATTAGTAGATTCTAAAGCATCAGCTACTTCATCAAATGCTTTATTAGGTAGCAAATCTACGTCTTCATAGCGAGACAGAACTTTATCTACGATAGACTGGTCTGCATCAGGTAGCTTAGACAGAAGGGTAGCAGGTTGTTCTGCTGGTGTAAGCGGAGGAAGTTCTGCCTCAATCTCTTCCCTAGTTTTTGTGACAGGAGGAGCATCGCCTTCCATCTTAGCAGCAGCTTCATCAGCCTTACGAGCAAACCTACCAGCCAGAGCGCCAAGACCAGCACCAAAGACAGCGCCACCGCCTGCACCAAAGGCTATGTTACGAAGACGAGAATCACCAAACTCTTCGTATACTGGTTCAATAGCTGCTTGAGCACCGCCTAATGCGCCTAACTGAGTAGCACCTTGCAGTGCTGTCTTAGCTGAAAAGGCAACTAAGTTTGTAGGATCGCCTGCAATAGCACCAGCTAAATAACCACCAATAGCAGTTACTGGTCTTTGCTCAAGCATTGCTCTATACTCTTGCTCTCGTTCAAAGTCTGTTAGTTGTCGCTGACCCGGAGTAGCAAGGCTAGTTGTGTCAGGAGATACTGGAGAACCAAGCATACCAGTTAAAGGATCAACGTAACCCTCTGGTGTAATACCAGTCTGCTCAGTAGCTCCTACATCAATACCTGCTTTACGTAGTACGTCAGCACCACCACGAATAAACCCAGTAGCACCACGCTCAGCACCACGAGCAAAAGTTTCCCCAGCACCGAACTCTTCTCCAGCTAATAGCTTTAATGCTGGGAGAGATACGGCCTCGAGATTACCTTCTGATAGTGCTCGTAAGTCAGATATAGATAGAGATTTTAAAACAGATTGATTTATCTCGGCCATTATTTATTCTTTAAACGCCTGTCAAGTTCTTGTTGATAGATGTTAGGCACAGCCCCTCCACCACCAGTTCCTTGAGGAGCAGCACCAGCACCTGCACTTTGAGCACCAAACGTCTCACGGCGAATCTCATTTCCATTACGATCAAGAATAATATATCCAGTAGTAAACCCAGTACGTGGGTCAACGATAGGCTGACGTACTACTCCACCTGCTGCAGCTTGTGCTGCTGCATAGTCTGCTTTAGTTTCAAACGCACCATGTGTTGCTTTCTTATAAGGATCTAAAGAAACTACACCCTCATCATCAACTTTCTGAACATACAGTCTACCTTCTTTTTCAATAATTGCATCACCTTTCTTGGTGACAAAGTTAGTTAGATTACCTTGTGTAGCTTTTGCTTTCTTTATATCTACTTCTGCTTCTTGAGCACCTACCTGACGTTCTCTTAAAGAAAGTTCTTTAGCCTGTGTTCTTGCCTGTGCTGCTTGCTTTAGAGCTTCAGGAGCTAAGTCACCATAACCAGCTTGCTGTAAAGCAGCCGCTATTGATTCATAATATGTTGCAGGATTCTGAGGATCAAAAGGAACACTACTTAAGATACTCTGTACTTCTGAAACCCTACGCAGACCAGCATCGCCAGTGTCCATGAAGCCACGTCCAGAAGCTACATTACCAATGCCTCTACCAAGCAAAGCACCAATAGCACCTGCAGCACCTCCAGTAGGATTAAGCCGTTGCAGCTCCTGCTGAGCCATCTGCCTACGCAGATACTCTGGATCACTCTGTAATATTTGTTGTGATGACATTCCCATATCTTCTCCTAATTAATCAGACCCGCCCCAATACGCAAAACCTTGAGCAGCTTGTGGACCCATTCTTCCATAGATTTGCCCTGTTGTTGGCCCCATACCCCCACCTCCAAACCCACCAAAGCCACCAGTAAAGCCGCCAACAGCAGCGCCTAAAGCTTGATTCATAAAGCTAGTAAGCTGTGCAGATGCAGCATCGCCAGCACGTTGTTGAGTAGTAGCGGCACTGGACAGACCAGACTGCAATAACTGAGAACCAACATTAGCGCCAGACTGAGCAGCACCTCCGACTTGTAAACCCAGTTGAAATGGTTGTTGTCCAAGTTGCTCAATAGAACTAAGCGTACCAAGATAGGACTGTAAAGGCCCAAGTGCTTGTGTTGGGATAGCGTACTGCTCACCAAGACGTTGAGAACCTAGGCCAAATAGACCAGTACCAAACTGAACCTGTTGCTGTGCTTGCTGTTCTGCTGAGACAATATCTTGAGCACGTTGTGCCTCACGAGCACGAGCTAAGCTATAAAGTTCAGGCTGACCAATACCACCAATATTTAATCCAGCACGTCCACGACCAAAAGCACCAGATGCTAGCCTTTGTTCTTCTTGAAGCTGTGTTGGCATCCTTGCTTCTTGTAGCTGATTAAAGATCCGCTGACGAGCAGCTTCTGGAGATTCAGAGATATACTGACCACCAAGATTAAATAGGCGTTGAGCAGCAGCTCCTAGAGGCTGAGCAGCCATCTGAGCTTCTTGAGCAGTGGTGACAGCACCTCCTGTTAAACCCATTATTTGATCTTGTATAGCTGCTAGTGCAGGGTCAACAGTATACCGAGCGCCAGTAACACGAGGGACACCGCCCACTTCTGTGATGTCAAACTGCCCAGTACCGAATCGAGAAGTCATCCCTACTGGTCTAAATGCAGATACTTGAGCACCTCTTAAGGCAGCTTCACGCTGAGCAGCAGCAGCTTGTTCACCGCGCTCTTGCGTCCCTTTAATATCCGTTAAGCCTACCGCATCAGTTATACCGCCAACAAACTTACCCAGTATAACCTCCTCGTATATATCTTATACATTTGTTCATCATTCCCTAATAAGTCTTTAATATATCTAAAGCCTAGTGTTTCTCCAAACTTGCCTAACTTATCATTATCTACTAAGCCATACAGAGGAGCATTGAGTAGTGATTGAAGCTGGTTTAAATCTTTAATATAATGTTTCTTTGTTTCTGCTGACCACTTAAACACATCCGTATGAAGCCAGTATAAGTTACTAAACAACTCTAAGTACATTATATATTCTTGTCTATTTACTACTGGAAACTTATACATCAGGTCTTCATAATGTAGCAAAGAGCATAGTATGGTGGTAAGTTAGCATCAGTTCCTGATACACCTGTAGTTGCATTAGTTGTAGATACTGTAATTCCCGTAGTATTGCTGTTTGTATTAGCTGTAAACACAGTACCAGATCGGTAAATTTCGTAAGCAGCATTAGTACCAAAACCAGCATTTTTATCATAATCTATAGAATGAACGTGGCCCGGATCAGTTACAGTAGAAGTAGCAGTGTGTGTGTGGCTAACAACTACAGCATTCGCAGATCCACCAGTACCGCCGACTGAATAGGTTGACCCAGCCCCTACAACAAACTTATCACGAAGGTCTGGAGTGCTGTTAGATCCGTTACATAGTACCCACCCAGAAGGTATAGAACCCACTGATCCTGACCAAAGTACAATCATACCAGATGGCAGACTAGCATTAGTAACAGCTGTAGTTACAAAGGCTGTAGTAGCTAACTGAGTAGTATTAGTACCAGATGAGGCTGTAGGTCCTACTGGCGTACCAGTAAAGGTAGGGCTATTTAAGTCTGCCTTAGAAGACACAGCAGAGGCAATAGCATTGTACTCAGTATCAATCTCTGTACCTTTAATTATCTTAGAAGGATTGCCAGAGGCTAAGCCATCTTTTACAGCAAAGTTAGTAGCTTTTACATAGTTACTCATGCTTGTTTTCCTTGTTTAATATATACGTCAATTCGCTGAATAGACATAGGATTTCCATTAATCTCAGCTTCTAGACCAATCTGCATTACAGATCCTGTACCACCAGCCTGTATCTTAAATTTGTCTAATACAATACCATTTGAAAACTCAGCAATATTATACTCACCTATATTATACTCATAAATTGTCGAATTGTCAAGTGTTTTTGTAAAACTAAAATAATTTTCATTATAATCAAAACCCCATTTAACAGCTATATTCTGATTAGCTCCTCCAATAACAACAAAGCCAATTTGTTTCATGATTTTTGCAATAGTTGGTTGATCAAAATCAAAGTAGTTAGTGTAGTAACTAAAACGATATTGAGACCCGTTGTCCGCATGACCATAGTACTTACCAATATATCCGGGCTTGCCAATGTAAAGGTCTTTAGAGTTGGTCACTATAAAGGACTTAGGCTCAATACTACTCCAAGTAGTAACTCTAGCTGCTCCATCCTGCAGAGGAGTCCTCATGTCAAAGCAGTATACTGACTTGGTAATAGGCAGGCTAAGGAGGTAAAAGGCATCCCTGTCATAGTAGACAGACTTGATGTTAGCCGCTGTCTCAGAAGCCACACTAGACATAAGCTCATCTCGTACATTCTTGGAGATATCCCGCATAGGTAGGGACTTCTCTTGAATAACCCTTTGAAGACTACGGATACCAGAGTCAGACAAGAAGATGATGTCCGTACCAGTACTCTGTACAGAATCTCTAGCGATACAGCCCACATTAGGGATATAGTCTGCTAAGGTTAACGTAGTCACGTCCACTGGGTTAGCATAGACAGCAATATTATTACGACCAAAGATGATCAGGAATCCGTTGTGCGCTGCAAGAGCTACTATCTTGTCTGTGTTAGGAAAGACAGCATTCAAGGACAGAGAGCCAGAGTCTCCCCCTTGGAAGTCTGATCCGTCCAGTAAGCGACTGAAGTAGACCGTCTGTGGGTCTCCTGCTATGTCTGCTACCCAGATACGTCCATAGGCCGCTAAAGCGCAGTTAGGAGCGAAGTCACCAACAGAATACCCTGTAGGCATTGTCCCTATGTCACCGAGCCTCTGGAAGCCGTATGAGCCTGTGTGAGAGTGTGGGTTAGCTATGGTTGTCACTGTGCTTGTCAGGGCATCAGAGACTGAGT